CTCGTCGGTGGCGTAGATGTCTACGGCGGAAAGGGTGTCAGCCCCTGAAATGTCCTGATCTGAATACGCCACGCCAATAGATTTAGTATTGCCCATGTGCTACGATCCTAGCCAAGAAGTTGAAACTCCAGACCTACCATACGACCGCCTTATTTGCTTGTCAACGGGGGTGCGGCTGCCGACGGGGTACGCGAAAGTCACCGCGATGGCGTCGGCAGCGTCGGGGCTCGCAAGCCCCCGCGCCTTCATCTCCTTCTTGCCCTCCAGGAAGATCGTGCCCTTGCTGTCCGGCTTTATCCTCGGCGACGTCAGGTCGGACTTCAGCAGCTTGTCCGCCGGTATCGACGCCGTCTTGAGCCACTCGCGCATGAGGCCCCACATCTCGGCCCGCTTGTTGCCGTACATGATGGGCTTCACCGACTTGTTCCCGAAGTTGACGCCCTTGATCTTGTAGCGCTGCTCCTTCAGGCGGTCCACGACGCCGGCGCCCAGCCCGCCCTCGTCGATCACGACGAGTGCCGGGTTGTACTCCTCGATGGCCTCGATCACGCGGCCGACGATCTCCATCGTGTCGTCGCCCCTGTAGCGCTTGATGGCGTTCAGGTCGCGTCCCTGCCGGACGGCGATGACCGTCGCGTCCGCTCCGAACCGGGCCGGATCGACGCCGATGATGATAGGGGCGGTAGCGTCCTTGTAGCGCGGTCGCCCGAAGGCGTCGTCAACGAGATAAACGGGGATGAACTGGTCATCTCCAGCACTGGGAAACTCACCGTAGACCTCGACATGAGCCTGAACGCTGTCAGGACCGTACTCCTGGATGATCTGCTCATAGACTGCCTTGTCCGTTCCTTCGACCGACCGGGCGTCGACCACCTTGTTGCGCCAGAAGTCCCGCTTGGCGTTGAACGCCTCGTAGAAGTACCCGGTGTTACGGCGGGGGTTCGAGAATGCAAGCCAGAAGCGGTTGGGCGTGTTCTCCGTAAAGAAGCCCGCACTGACGGCCCAGATCGGGTCCGCGATGCCGCTGGCCTCGTCGAAGATCAGCATCACGCCGTCGAAGTTGTGCACACCCGCGTAGGCGTCCGGGTTCTCCTCGGACCACAGCCGGCCCTCGACGCCCCAGTAGCGCGTGCCCTTCTTCAGGTCGCGTTCGACCAGTTCGGTCAGCCACTTGGCGGGCATCACGCGGGTGGCACTCACCTCGAACCAGTGGCTGTTCAATGCCAAGGCCAGCCACTTGGTGATCTCGGCCCAGGTGACGGCGCGTAGCTGCGTCTCGCTGTTGGCCGACACGATGGTGGTGCTGCCGATGCGGGTGGTCAGCATCCAGATGACCAGCCAACTGACCAGTGCCGACTTGCCGATGCCGCGCCCGGATGACACGGCCATGCGCAGCGTTTCGAAGTCGATGCGGCCGTCGTTGTCGCGGATGTGGTCAGCCAGTTCCTTCAGCACCTCGCGCTGCCACTTGCGCGGGCCTGCGAAGTTCTCCAGCGGCGTGTTCTTCTGCCCCCACGGGAACAAGAAGGACACAAACTTGAGCGGGTCGTTCTTGAGCGCAGGCGTCCACAGGGACGCCATGAGCGACATCTCATCTTCAGCGTTATATTGTGGCGTCTGCATGTTCAACTTCTGTTGCGACCAGGTCGATGACCCTGCGCTGCGCCTCTTCAAGTGCTGCCGTGATGGAGATCTTCTGGTCGATGGTCACCTCGACGGCCTGTTTCGCAACCCAACCGTGGCTGTAGCGCAGCATGTTCATGGCCGCGTTGGCGTCGCCCTCACGCGCCGCCGTGTAGATGGTGGTCGCCATCTCCTGCTCGCCGTCGGCGCGGCCCTTCATCTCGGCATAGCTTGCGATGGGGTCGAACTGCGTCAGTTGACGGTATTCAACCGGCAGCATGCCTGCGGCCAAGGCCAGCGCGTCGCCCTTCAGCCCCATCTTGGCGGCGTGATAGATCGCCTCCAGACGCGCCTCAGTGGCTTCCAGCTTGCGTGGCTCATAGGGGAGCGATTGGAACATGGTGGTAAAGTAGCAGGGTACGAGGCGCAATGCAACGGTAAAGGATTGTGTTGTAGAGGGTCAAAAAATAAAAAATTTTGTTCTTGACCCCTGGCCACAGCACTAGCAGCGGGGCGCTCGGCCCTGTCCCCCCCCTGCCCTGGAGCCGCCGGCTAAATTTGTGCGCCGCAACATCCAGCATGTAGGAATATAGTTCTATGCTACCGGGGGTTATGGTATGCAGCTAGTGGTTGCGCGTCATGTGGTCGTGGTCCTTTCTGCTTTCGATGTGATGACACTAGCACATGGCCGAGGGGCTGTCAAACATTTTGTTATGGGGTAGTTTGGGGTAGTCACCTGGCGCTTGATCAGCTGCGCCGGCGTGGGTCATGACATGGGTCATGCATGGGTCATCTTATGGGCAGTCCAATTTCAACGGAAAACCAACAAACATCGGCACATGGGCAGTATGGGTCATGTCAACGCGGGTATACTCAGCGCTGCTACACGCCCATACTACTATAATACTAATATAACAGTTGTTCCTTAGAATAGATAGATTAGACTACCCATATAACCCATGTGCCGATAAATGCTGCGTTTCAGCCCCGACGCGACTACCCCAAACGCTACCCCACGACTACCCCACGGCCACCCATAAAATAACCCCGCCGTGTTAGGGCGGGGTTAACTCACTAGGGCTTAAGCCCTAGCACATCTACAAAGCGGCGTCAAGCGCACCTATCACCACACGTCGCGCGCGGCGGCTTGCATGGCGTGCCAGCCCGGATAGTTGTCCGTATCGGCGTCGACGTCGGAGCGCGACTGATACAGGTCCGGCGGCGGACCGGCAAACGCGGCGTCTAGTTCGTCGAACATGCGCTCGACGCGGCGCTCGATCTGATCCTCGCTCAGCTTGCCAGCCTCGTATTGAGCGCGCGCCCAAGCGTCGATCTCATTAGCGCGGCGCTCGTATTGTTCGTAGTTCATCTTACTTGCTTTCCTTCTTAGGTGTTGCGGGGACGTCGACCGGCGTCGGCCAGGTTTGCGCGTGGAACACTGGGCGGACGTTAAGGCCTAACAGCTTTTTCATATTGGGATGCATTGTTCACGTCTCCTGTTGTTATGGGGAAAACATAACACAAGCGCGGAATGGCTGCAACATAATTCTTTATGGCCAGACGAAAAGAAATGTTTGACAAGCTTCCGAATGGCTGTTAGGTTATCCCCATCGCAACACAGAAAGAGGAAAACGACAATGACATTCGATACCCGCGCCGGCCAGACCTTCAGCGTCGAAATCCTCGAGGACATTGGCCATGCTCTCGTGTGCCGCGTTATCAAGGGGCGCAAGGTTTTCGTCGGCAAGGTCCAAGTGTTCGCCAAGAACAACATAATCAACCCCCGCTGAGGAGAAACGACAATGCTTACTGCCGAATTCATCGAGGGATACAATGCCAGCGAACCGGACATTGATAACCCTTACATATGGTCGAGCGACGCTTGGCTCGCCTACTTGGCCGGCGCTGATTTCGCCAAGCGCGGCACCAGCGCGCCGATCCGCGCCAAGAAGTCACGCGGTAATGTCATCCGCGTTTGGACTGCCGGCGGCAATGAGTGGCGCGTCGAGTATACTGCGCACTATGGCCTTAAGGGCGTTGTGCGCGTCTGACAAAACAATCCTTGACAAGGGGGCAACATGCCCCCTATACTTTCCACATTAACAACACACTAGGGGAAACAATCCAATGATCTATGACCAGCACCGCGCGGCCTTCTCGAATGTATCGGCCTATGTCGTCATGCACGGCACCGAGCGTGTCGCCACTGTGGCAATCAAGTATCCGCGCGACGGCGCCGGTCGCCTCTATAGCTATGTGCATTGGCTGGGCGTGCCCATGGCGCGCGGCTTTGCCGGCGGTGGTGGCTATGACAAGCGCACCGCCGCGTGCGCCAGCGCCGCGCGCAAGCTGCCGGAACACCTGCCGGAAGGCTATGACGCGGCCGGCGACGCTTACAGCATGTTTGTTGACGTCATGCGCGCCGACGGCGGTCTGGATTGGGCCGCCGCCTTGACGGGCGCCGGCTTCACTGTGTTTCAGGCGGTGTGATCATGGCCAAAGCGCTTGAAATATTCTCCGCTATCACTGGCACGGCCATTTGGCTTGCCCTCATCTACATCATACTCGCAATCTGAGAGGCTGAACCATGTTCTACATTCCCGTGACCATCACCGTTTGCAAAGACGACGTTTGCTTGTTCGAAACAAGCTGCGAAGCGCGCATAGACTACGAGATCGTCGACGGCTTGCCGGATTGGGATATTTCCGAGTTTCACTTTGACGCCTGCGGCACGGAACCCGGCAAGCGCATATACACCAAAGTCGCGCGCCACATGCCGCTATTTCATATCCTTTACGACGCGGTCGACCGTGAATGGCTGCACGAGCAGGTCATGGAGGCCGTGATTGATAATGGGGAGATTCGCCGCTATGCGTGATTACACAGACATGATGAACATGACGCCGGCGGACCTTGTCCGCCATGCGCTCGAATGTGCCAAAGTCGGCATCCTCTCAATCGCGCTTGTGGAAGCGCTAGCGGTCCAGTTGAGAGACACCGACGAGCTATGCGAGAAACTGCACTTTGAGAACGCGGGCTTGCAGGTTGACCTAGACGAAGCGATAGACGCGCGCGACGAGTGGCAGGGCATCGCAGAACAACTTAACGGCGTGGTGAAAGAATGGAACCGTTGAGCGCGCACTGGCAAGCGAACGTCGCCGGGCTCGATGACGTCGACCTGCTGCGGTTCCTGGCGGCCGTCAAGGTACGCTTGGACAATCACGCGGCGGCGCTAGAAGCGGCCGCGCAGGAAGCCCGGCGCCGGAACCTGCTCCCAAAAGAAAAGGACGGCCCCAAGGGGCCGCCTAGTCTAGTTGTGGGGACGAAAACAGGGGCAAATGTAACAGAAAGCGTGACAGATGGAAAGAGAATTTAGTATTGCCCGGCTCTGGCAGGCGCACCAAACCCACATGGCGGAACAGCGCCGCCGCTATCCCGCAAAGCGTATCGTGGCCGCCGTGGCGGAAGCCCACGAGCTGACGGTGGACGAGCTGCACAGCATCCGGCGCCCGCGCCGTTACTGCCACGCGCGCCACCATGCGGCCTGGGAACTACGCCGACGCAGGCAGGACCTGGGGCTAAGCCAGATTGCGGCGCACATCAACCGGACGGACCACACGACGGCGCACCACAGCTATACGACCTTCGCGCGCATGGTGGCGCAAGGCCGCTACGCTGCCGAACGCGCCCGCGTCGAGGCCATCCTGGCGGAGGCTGGCCATGACTGACCGCCGCGCCGCGCTGGCGAAGGCAGTTTGTGACGCCATGCATGAAGTCGATCCATTTTATGTCAGCTACGACCATGCAATCGCCGCCATCGACCTCATCCGCGCTGATGTGCTGGAGGAAGCGGCTGAATTGGTTGAGCAACATACCCCGCGTTATGGAGAGGGCGATTTTCGCGGCTACTTAGTCAGGCGCATGGCGTATGACAGTATCGGCCTGCCGTACGCCGCCGCCATCCGCGCGCTGAAGGGTAACACATGATCTTCTTCATAGGCTTCGCCGCCGGCACCCTCATGGGCACCGCCTGCCTCTACTTCACGCTGCTACGGCGGCCAGCCCCACCACCCGTTCCCAGAGTAACAACACGCTTAACCAACAGAGAAAGGACGATAGTACTATGAGCCTGCAAAAGATGATTTCCGACGTTGAGACCGAACGCGCCCACAACCGCGTCATGGGCGACAGCCTGAGCGACCAGTTGCGCGAAATGAAATTGCGCCATTGTGAGGAAATCGACGCCTTGATTGCCGCGCTACAGATCGAGATCGAGGCCCGCGACCAGGCCCTTTATGCGATGGTCAACGGCAATGCCTGACAACCTCATGCAATGGCTGCAATATGCATTCTTCTTCGGGGGCGCCCTTGGCGGCTGGACGCTGCTGATTATGTTCGCGCGTGAGTTGGCAGAAAAATGGCGGCGATAATCGGTATACTCATCGCCGCCGTGCTGCTGGCATGGCTTGATCTCTAACTCTTGACCAACTTCAAACCCTGCTCCGGCGCCTGTTCAACCATGCGCCGGAGTTCGCTTTTTGTATGTGTGCGCACCATATCCTCGCGCGCCCAAATGACCTTTTTGGTCTGATATTCGGCTGACTTGACCATCCCCAAGTCGATCCACCCAGCTTCTTTAAGCGCATGCAGGATGGCGGCCGGCACCACCTTCGCCCCATTAGGGCTGCCGGATTGCAGGGCGTTGCAGATCCGATGCAGCGGCGACGCCACGACGCCGGCCGCAAACTCTATCGAGGGACGCTGGATCTGCTCCACGATGTAGCTTTCCGCCATGCTGCGGCCGTTCTCGATCAACCGCTCCTTGTATTCGGTCCACAGGGGCGTCGCCTTGGGATTGAACGCCGAGACGTCACGGTCTTGCAACCAACGCCCGACGCGGGCCATCCCGCCGTGCTTGTACCAGGCCCACAGCGCCTTGCCTTCGTCCTCCGTCATGCGCGGCGCGTCGGACCAAATGCAGAACCACCGCCGGTCCTGCGTCTCCAACGTGATCGGCACCGAATGGTTCGAGAACGCCAGCACGAACACGCGGTTCACCATGTCATACGGGTGCAGGCCCTTGCGCTCGATTGTCAGGGTGTCCGGCGGGGCCGCAATGATAGGCTTGAGGCTGTTCGCCAGCGCGCGGCGCTCGGCCGCTTCCGGCTCCTTCAACTCGTTCAGGATCATGATTTCGCTTTCCAAGGCATAGCCCCAGCGCGAATTAACGTTCTTGCCGTCCACCAGGCCACGGTTGCGCATGCCGGGGCCGCAGACCGCCCACAGGAACGGCGCCCACAACGTGTCCTTGCCGCAGCCTTGGTCGCCGCCGTGCAATATCGCGTGGTTGATCTTGACCTGCGGGTTCTGCAACTTGTAGGCCATGACGTTGAACACATGCTCGCGCTCTTGCGCGTCTGGTATCAGCAACTCGGCATGGTCCAGCCATACGCCGATGTCGCCACCTGACGGCACGCCGGACAGGTCCGGCCGCGCGTCCACCCAGCGGTTGCCGTAGACGTCGCCTTCAAGCGACACCAGCACGCTGTCGCCTGCGGCGTAGGTGATGCCCTCCAGCACGCGGGCACCCGCCGATTGGCGGTTCTCATCGTAACAGACGGACGCCTCGACGCGGCGCTCGGTGTGGATCGACTTGCACGACACATGGCGGAACACGGCGTTGAAGGCCGCGCGCGACATCTCCCGGCGGCTCGCCAGGTCGAAGTAAGTGTCATCCGACACGACGTAGGCAAATCTCTCGTACCAGCTTGCCTTGTCGAGGCGGCCGAGTTCCTTGCGCTCCACCTCGGCGATGACCTCGGACGCGGTGTCGCGGAACATGTCGTTGGGCTTCAAAGCCTCGGCCACGGACGCCATGCGCTCGGCGACCAACTCCTCGCGGAAGCCCGGCTGGACCTTGGGGCCGCCCTGCTCGGCTACCCATGCAAGGAACGCATTGCTGTCGAGGTGCTGGCAATGCCCATGATAACAGCAGAACGCCCGGTTGATGGGCGAGTAACGGCCCTCCGGGTTGCCGTCTGTATGTTCGGCACTGTTCGGGCAGACGACGCCGCACCAGCCCTCGTTGTTGACGCGGCTCAATACCATGGCGTTGTCGTTCAGCCACTTCAGCACCGTGTCGCTACCGGTGTCGCGGATCTTGATGGACGTCAGCCCGGCACCGTCAGCCGGACCCGGCACCACGTCAAGCGTCTTGCAGATAGTTTCCAACGTGTATTCGCGGTCGGGGTGGAACTCGACCAGCCGCGCCTTGAACGCGTCACGCCCGCGCTTCAGGTTGACGCTGCCAGGCAGACGGCAGTTGCGGACGGCATTCGTGGCGCCGGGGTCGGTGTAGCCCGCCTCTGCAATGGCCGTGATGGCCGCCGTGAACTCGCCCTTGGACGGCTGTTCGCTGAACGCATAGCCCCATTGGAACGATCCAGGCGACGTCTCCATGATCCATGTCGGATCGAGCGGCGGAACCTTCGACTTGGTGCCGACGTCGTCCAGCATCATGAACAGGACGTACTCGATGTTCTCGCTCTTGGCCGATGGCTTGCCCGCCGTGAAGCGGCTAATGATGAATGAGCCTGTGTTGATGTACCAAGCCTCGCCAGCCTTGCGCTTGTGCGTCGGCAGAAAGGCCGGGAAAGTAGCGACCGGCGCACCATCTGCGTGGTACTTTACCTCACCGCCCGAATGGCGTGGTGTCTGCCGGACGATCAGCGCTGTCTCGCCGGCTGGCGCCAGCTTGACCAAATAATCAAGTAATTCCATGTTTCCGTCCCTTGTAAGATTACTCGTCGCGGTCGCCCACGACGAAAAAAGCCCACGCAATGGTCCCCACGACGCACGACGCAAGTATGTAGACAAGCATAACTGATACCATGTTTGGTTCCTAGCGCCCAAAGTGCGCGCTGGTAAAAGGCTGAGGGTTACCAGCGCGCTTAAAGAAGAGGTCTTAGGGTATATGTATGCTCGCAACCTTCTGGATACCGCAGGACCGCTGCGGCGCCGGATGCCGGCGGACTGCCGGAATTTACTTGCCGTACCTCGTCATCACCGACGCCTCGGCTGCCAGTGGTAGACCGGCGGCCCATGCGGGCGGTGTGCCCATGACGCGCTGCATGTGTTCGAGCGCGGCGTCGGGCTGGTCTGTCTCAACTACAACCTCGTCGTGGATGTGCAGAACCACATCCGGTATCTCGCGTAGAGCATGGCGGAGGATGTCCGCAGCGGTGGCTTGCGTGATGTTCTCACATGCAAGGCCCTTCCACAGCCTGGCTCTCGGCCACGCCTTGGCGTCTGCGGCGGGTTTCCATGACGCCTTCGCATACGTGACGCCTTCCTCTTCGATCCGTGCATAAGGATAACAAAGAACACGGCCCGACGGCAAGGCGTACCACAAG